GAGGTTTTGGCTCAATGTTCAGAACTAACTTCATTGTTGTTTCTCCTGTAAGAATCTCTTGTAAACCTTTGTGAATATCTCTATCACTAGTTTTCGTGGTATGTTTGATCGCTCATTGTAACTTTTAGAAAAGTGTTTCCACTCCACATCTTGCTTGATGATGTCATTTTTTAACCCTAAATTAAGATTACTAGCGAACTTCGTGGGTTTCTGCAATGGGTAATCATAGTTGTTGTACCTCGTCAAATTATAGTATGGCAGCTTAAAACCTATGACATCCTCAATGTATTTCCACAATCGACCGCTAGCAGGGTTCTCAATGATAAAATACATTGGCTTATACCTCTTTATGATTTCGATAGTGTTGAAAGCTGTTAGCTCTCCGTTTACACGTTTCATAAATTGCCGGTCATACTTGTAATTTATGAAAGTTTTATCATAGTCTGAATTATTTCTGATGGTAAACATGCTAGGCTCCCTCTGAGGAACAAAGAGACTGTCTGAGATATCTTCCTGTTTCCAGCAAGCATTGCCCTCAGACATAGCACTAGCACTGCTCCAACTCTCGCATGGTGGACTGGCTATGATTAGATCGGGTTTAGGTAATTTATCCAATTCGTCAAAAAGCGTATCGTTCCCAAACAATCGGCTATAATCTGCTAAATTCAAATTGATAAAATGATTGTTCTTGTTTTCTATGTCAATTCCCACCGGGTATATGTCAATGTTAGCCCCCCCAGAACGGTTTAGGGTGTCCACTCCTTTTGTGTAGCTGCCGTTTCCACTATCAAACAATGCCCAAACAGTCATTTTAGTATCATACATAAGCGCACACTTCAGAATGGCAAATCATCATCACTGATGTCCATAGGGTTACTTTGCATTGAGTTGTTGCGCCAAAAGTTCGGTCCTTGCTGTTGCGGTGCTTGCTGACCATAAGGCCCTGCATAGCCGTTGTTATTGCCAAACGCTCCCGATGTATTGCCTTGGTTAGCACTGCCACCTTCACGCGCTGCACGGCTTTCTAGCATTTGGAAGTTCTCAGCGACAACCTCAGTCACATAAACACGTTGACCTTGCTGATTCTCGTAGCTACGTGTCTGGATGCGTCCAGTAATGCCAATCAATGCGCCCTTTTTAGCCCAATTAGCCAAATTCTCAGCTTGCTGACGCCAGATAACACAGTTGATAAAGTCTGTTTCACGCTCACCGTTAGCGTCCTTGAAGGTACGGTTAACAGCTAGGCTGAATGTAGCTACTGCGATGTTACTGGTCGTGTAGCGTAGCTCTGGGTCTTTGGTTACTCTTCCAACCAAAACGACATTGTTAATCATTGATTTTCTCCTAAAATTTCATAATTTACAAAGTTATCATCGAGCAGTTTAGCAAATTGATGCCATTGATTCTCTCCACCGTGGAAAGTCAGTGAAAGATTGACCTTATAAGGCTCAACGGGCTTGTTAGGTGCTTCATCAACAAGCTTTGTGTCTTCAATCACCTCGCCAGTTTCAGCATTTACTGCTTTGATTTCCTCGTTAGCTGACTGTTTAGCCATTGCTTCAATTTCTGCTAGGCGTGCCGCTTCTGCTTGTCGTTTAGCTTCTGCTTGCTGCTTGCGCTCAATAGCTGCGTCACGATCCTTTTTCATTTGCTTCAAGATTTCAACTAGAGGTGTGTCATTCTGCAATGCTCTAGTATACGGTTCCGCTGGCAACTCGTAATCAAAGGCCTGTTCCTCAATCATGGCAATGTTGGCCTTGTATTCTTCAAGCCGGTCATACTCAGCCAAAACAAGAGCGTCGATTTCTTCGATGGTTTCTTTTTTGAGTTCCATTTTCTTGTCTTTGAAATACTTCTTCAAAGAATAGCCGTTGTACTTGTCTTTAAACGTGTCTTTATCCAACCCTGCCAGCTCGCACTTTTTTTCAAATACCGCTCTAACGTGGTCAGCTCGGAGCATAGCTTGGTGATTGTCGATTTCGTCACGTTTTGCACGCAACTTGTCAACCAACTCTTGCAATGGCTTGCGTGATTTCTTCAAATTGCCCTCGAATTCTGTGAGTGGGTTCTTATAGATTTTTGAAATCTCTTTACGTTTTGCATCTAGCTTGTCGTCAAGCCCTTTATAGCGGGTAATTTCTTTCTTGATGTCACTATATTCAAGCTGTTCCAGCTGCTCGTCTGATAGCTCGCTAACTGCCGCTTGGATAGCTGCGTCGAATTTGTCAAAATCAAAGTTAATCGTTCCCGGTGTATAGACCGGCTCGATTGTTTCCAAAAAATTATTAGTTGCGTTGTTCGTTATGTCCTTCATGTCTTATCCCTTTCGGTTGTTGATTTGTGTTTGAATATCATTAGTTACCACGTCGAATCCTGGCACTAGCAACTCATGAAAATCATTGAGCTTGTACTTTTTAAGATAGTAATTAGCTACCGTTTCAACTGACTGTCCAGTGATTAAAGCTAACTCATTGACTTGTTGCATGATTGTGTCATGTTGTTCACTGCTAATAAAGTTAGGTTGTTGATCGCTTCTTGGCTCGTAGCGTGCTTGTTGCGGTTGTTGATTTTGATGCGGTTGAGGGCCGTGAGGTTGGTTTGGTTGCAAGTTATCCTCAGACACTTCAAGTTGGTCGACGTCCTGGTCGCCAATGGCGAACAATGACTGCAAGGCATATTTTCCAGCGTATGATTGCACCGCTCCTGTCCACTGTGGCTCGGTCATTTGTTTTAGGTCCCCGTTACGTGTTTTTAAAATTGGCACCGGAGACAATTCGGCAAATGCTACCGATTCAACTTTTGCCTCTTTGCTAATAGCCGTAGCAGTGGCTTTGACGTAGGTTTTGTCCATAACAACTACCAAATCATAATTAACAATGATACCCCAGCTCGATTTCAAACTCTTGAATGTGTTGTAGATATCTTCAGCACTTCTTGAAGCATACTTTGCATTTCGCTCTTGTTTTTTTTCAAGCTGCATCAGCTGTTGCAACTCTGTAAATGTCATTTCTTTCATGCCATATCCTTTTTATATACCCCTAATTCTCAAATTTTGGGGGTTATTTGCCGTTTTACCGTTTCTCTAGTGTAATTGTGCCACTAGATTACTTAGGACGGTTACAAGCGATTTTAGAGCCATTTCTTGCCCTTTGACTTTTTTAGGTGCCATAGCTCCTTTTTGAGCTTCCTGTTCTCTTGAGATAGTGACAAGATTCTGTCTTGCTGACTATTGATAATCTCGCCCAGCTCACGACCTAAATTCATGTACTTGTTCCGCCAGCGGTTCTCGACCTCGTATGTTTCTCGTTCCATGTTTAATGCCTACCCTCCCACCACTTCAACGTTTAATTAGTTATCTTCTTTTTCGTTGTACTTTTTAAATCCAAGAGTTAGAGCAGTGATACCTGCTGCAATTACTACGAGTCCAAGAGTTGACATGATGCCTTCTTTTTCACCAGTGTTTGGCAATGTTGCACGGTAAACGGCTGTATTTGCCACCTCTTTTGGCTCAGAATCGAGCTTATAAGACACCGTGGTAGATTGTGCCACTTTGTTGTTGACACGCTCTACGCTCGTTTTAGGGGCTTTTTCTGGCGCGCTAGGTTTTTGAGGCTTAGTTGGTGTAGGTGTCACTGGTTTTTCTGGTTCTTCTGGAATATGCAATTCTGGCAAGTCTAAGATAGGTGCATCGTTTGGAATTACTCCACCTTCAAATGGTGGAAGCTCACGTTCTTCTGGAATGCCTGGAATACCACCTTGAAATTCTGGTTTTTCATATTTTGGAGCTTCATTTGGCACTGTACCAATAGGCTCAGTGTACTCTGGGAGCTCTCGCACCTCTGGGATGCCGGGGATGCCAGCGCCAAACTCTGGGATGTCAACTTTTGGAGCTTCATGGGGGATTTCAAACGTTGGCTCCGGCTTATTCTCGCCGCTGGCATCACCGCGGCCACCTACTAACTGTACTTTGGAACTTGAATTGCTTGTGCTGCTATCGGCAGTCAGAGTCGCCTTGTTTGTTGGGTTTGTGCTATCTTTAACTGCTGTCTTAAGTCTAGTTTGGTAACCAATATACATGATGCGGTTGAACTCTTTGAATTTAGCGTCAAAACCGTCAGCTCGTACATTCCATGACTCAAGGTAATCTTTTGCTGAATTGTCGATAACAGTCCAATCAAGCGGGTCTTCCACAAAGTAGATGTTTTGTGAACCGTCAACAAATTGTTGATTGTTGGACCAAGTGTCAGACAAGATAGCGTTATTAAGAACCTTTCGAGCTGTATTTAGACGCAAAGTCCAGTTGATAATCTGCGGATCATTCTTGTCTTGCCAGCCCCATTTTGAAAGCAATTCGTCTGTTGGAATTGGGCTTCCGTCAGCAATTTCAAAGGTTTTAACTGTTCCGTTGAAATTAACGGTAACAGGTTTGCTAGGAGTTACCACGTCAGTCCATTTTGCATCAAGTTTCAAACTCATGCGTTTGTTAAGCGGATTGTTTTGGAAGTAGTTGTTAAACGTAGTAACAACATTCCCAGCTTTCAAATCGGTAGCAGCGTGCCCAATAACTTCTTTGTTCGGATTGTAAACGTCAAAGTCATAATCAGTTTGGAATGTCACCTCTTTAGGAAGTGTAAGGGTAACCTTGTCACCCTCGTTGACTGGGACATCGTCTGGAATTTGAATATCTTTGTATTCCACTTCAAAAGGTGAGTATTTACCAGTGCCATTAGGAAATGTTACTTCAATGTTAGGATTTTCAACGTTGATATCAGTGCCTGTTTTAGTCACCGTAGTAGGTGCTGCTGGTGCTGCTTCTGTAGCAACCGATGGAGTTTCAGCTACTGGTTGAGCTTCGACTGGTGCTGGTGTAGCTACTTCCGTAGTTGCCACTGGCGCCACTGTCTCAGACGGTGTCACCGTAATATTCCCAGCATTATCTGCAGTATAGACGTTACCTACTGCTGGCTGAGTATCTGCCACTGGCTGGTTAGTTTCGTCTGCTGATGCGCTAACTCCGAATACCAATGCAGTAGCTAGTGCCAATATTCCACAAAGGCCATAGGCCTTAGATTTAGTGAAAGATGGTTTTGCAATTACTTGTGTGTTCATGGTATAATCTCCTTATAGATGTTTTTTCTGCACAGGCCCTTACCTGTGCTTTTTTTAGTGCTCTCAACGTGCACCCACAGGCCACTGCTTCGTAAATATGTTTTTAAAAAGATAAGTGTGGTATGTGTGGGAAAAGTAAATTATATTTTGGGGTATTAAAGTATAAGTACACTCCGCAGTGGCCTGTGGCTACACGCTGAAAGATTGATATTATTTTTTAAGGTATTTTCGGACTTTCTCCTCTGGTGTCTCTACGACTTCAAAGAAGTAGTCCTTTTTTTCTGGCTTCTTTTTGCCAAACAAGAATTTTAGTAGATGTTTCAAATCAATGTATCTCCTAATCCGTGAATTTTGTTATAACGGTCTTTACTAGGCCCCGATGCGTTCCTCTCAAAAGTCCAAGCTGGAACTTCTACTGTTTCTTTAGTTTCTTTTACAAATAGCCATTTAAGTAGTTTTTTCATTTTGTTTCTCCTTTAGTTGTTTAATGATGTTTTTGATTTCGTTTAAGACAAATTCGGTGTCTCTGTAAACGTCCTCGTTGGATGACAGCCCCTCTTTGGCGTTTAGTGGGTTCCAATCTCTGAAGTGCATGCAATCGAAACCGATATAGCGTCCGGCAGTTGGTAGCTCGTCCCAACGGCCATTGAATGTAATACCTCCGTGACAGTCGATTTCGTTGATGTTGACTCTCAATCCGTCTGGCACTTCGACATACCCACATAAATGGCCGACATATCCATTCCTTCTAATACAAGCATTGAATCCGTCAATGGCGCAGGCTTTACTTCCA